GAATGTTCTTGATGCGAGAAATCTTAGAGTTGAGTGGGTCAAGCGCGATGCCTTGTAAGCGGTCAGCTTCCTGTAGATTGCCTTCCTTGCGGAGTGCTTCGATCTCCTGTTGGTACATGTCCCGATCAGCTTCAGCACCCTCAAGAGACTGCTGAAGAATGGTCTCGGTATCCATATCTTCAATAGGAGCTTCACGAGGAGCGACAGTAGGAGCCGCTATGCCACCGTCTTCGGCTACTCGCCCTGCCTGATTTGCCGCACGGTCAGCCATACCACGAGTGATAGAGCTTCTGTCCATGTTGGTGCCAGTACGACGGCTAACTTCTGCCAGCCCTTCGTCACTGAGTTGAGTAATACCTTCTTGTGCGGCCTTGTTGCTTGTGTCGTCAAAGGCTCTGCCCACTACTGGTATCTTCTGAGCCATGCCTTTGATGGCACCAGTTGGGGCTACCGCACCCAATGCACCCATGCCAGCACCAGCTACACCGCCAGTTAGCGCACCAAACCCTGCCGCCCCTGCGGCTCGTAGGTAGCTTACGTCGTCCTGAAGTCCCAGTGCTACGTTACGGTTCTGAATACCAATGTCTGCCACACCTTCGGCTATGCCAGATGCCACTGCTTCGCCTGTAGCACCAGAACGGATACCAGCACCAAGGCCTTTTGCAACTAGCTGACCTTTAGACAGACCCTTGGCGGCGGTGCCGACTGCTAAACGAGCGGCCTGTCCACCAGCACCAAAGCCGATAAGGTTGATAGGGTCGGCAAGCATAGCCGCGCCACCCTCAAGGATGGCTGAACCAGCACCGTCTACCCCAAATGGTAGGGCATCATATACTTGCTGGATGCGAGCTAGACGCTTTGACTGTACGTCGCTCTGAGAGTGAGCGTCATATACGTCTCTGCCGATAGATACAGTATTGAGATTTCGCCAGCGGCGGTCATTTAGATAGTAATCAACTACCTCTTCTGACCCACTAAAGGACTTACCATCACGCTCACCATAATAATCATACAAGTCCTGCAAGAACCTGTTGTCTGTTAGTAGTGATTTTGCGGTGTCTTCCGACAGGCCTCTAGTATAATCGGACTGACCATACTGACCTGATTGAATGTCGGGTTCTGTTTGGTTGAGCAGGGCGTCAAAACCCTTGCCTTTATGTACAAATGCCACAGCGATACTCCAGTTTTCTCTGCGTTAATCTCTGTTTACAGATTATCGTGAGATAACTGGGGCAGTCGTCCCTATCAGGCGTCGAAGTCGAAAGGACTTAGGTTACCTAAAGTTGCGCCGTTTTGATTGAACAGGTTGAATAACTGTCGGTCAGATATCTGTGTACCTGACTGTCTGTATCTCTCAGCCATCTGTCTGATGATACTGCCTTGCCATTCTCTTACGCTGTCAAACGGCCCGCCACCTCTGATCGCATACGCTGGGTTCGGCCTAATACCATAGATAGCTTGGTTTCTACCTTGGCTAATGTTCATGTTGGCTAAGTCCTGACCAATGCTTAGTAGCTGTTGGGTTGGTCGCGTGCCTCTTCGGCCCGCTTGTGTGGGTGGTGGTAGATTAAGAGAGTTTGCATCCATCGGGATGATGTCACCCTTTTCGATAGTGTAGTACATGTTAGGAACAACTGGCTCACCATTGACATCAATCAAATTTCCAGACCCAGCTAATGCTTTGTACTTACCCTTGCCGCCCTCGTTACTGAAAGCACCGTCTGGAACCTTCATTGGCTTCAAGGTGGCGTTTGTAATTTCAGCGATTTTCTGTTTAATATCTGCTTCAAAAGCACTGGTATGCCCATCAATCGCACCGTTTGGCCCTTCTGCAAACGCACCCCTGCTATTGATGTACACACGCATATCATTGGTCAACTGTTCTTCAAGTCGTTCCTTAATTTTTGTCACTGCCTTTGATAGTTCTTCTTCACTCGCACCAATCTGTAGTTTGTTGTTGAAGCCTTGAATTACATTTTCTGTGTAACCTTCAAATTCGGCAGTTTCACTTACCATGTATTCTTCGATATCTGTGCCAGGCTTTACCCGCAGACCCATGTTCTCTGTTGCCTTGGCTTGTTTGAACTCAGCTTTGGTGACAAAAGTACCACTGGATATTAGGTAATCCTGTACTTCTGTGGCTGTCGCTGGATCGTAATCGCCGTTCAGTACGTCCTGACCAAACTGGTTTTCCAGTCTGGTCATTACGGTTGCTGGCTCAAACGCTGGCACGTAGCCACCTTGCATCATAGCCATGACGCCATGGCCTAGCTTGTCTTTCTCAAAGAACCCTGTGGAAGCCATAGACTTCATCTTGTTTTCAGCTATCGTAAGCGCAGTAGTGGCTTTCTCGTCTGCGAGGGTGACTGCATCATTGTAGTCTGCCTCATACTGGATGCCTTCACGGCTTGCGGCGGCATTGATGAACTGCTGGAATGTAGGGTCTTGCATATTCTCTGCCACAGGCAACCCTTCGTTTCGACGCATCAAGTTGTAAGCGTCAAAGACTTTCTTATCATCGTATCCCAGTGCGTCAAATGCGACTAAGAACTCGCTGTTCTTTGATAGAGCTTGCTGACCAAATGCAATCTCTCTTAGTTTAGTGTCTGCCGTTACGGCGTTGCTTTGACGCATCGTCAACCGAGCCACGATACTGGCATGAAGGTCTTTATATTCCTGAGAGGACTTTTCCAAACCGAACTTTGATTGAGTTATTATAGATGTTGCTTCATCCTCAAGCTGTTTCTGCTCCATGTAGAGCATGTCTGCGCCCTTGTAATTATTTACCAACCCTTCGGCTGTGGCTTCAGCTTCAGTCAGATCACTGGACGCTCTGTTCTTGATAATATTGAGAATACTATCCTTCTTCCACTGAGGAAGATTATCACTACTCATTATGGCGGTTGCGGCGGCTTCAGTTCTTACATTCTGTAGCCGAAGGTCTACGTAGGCATCAGCCGCCTCTGCTCTTTTAGTGAGTATGGCCTCACCGAAACGTCCTTCATTCTGAGACCATAGCCGCTCGCCAATATTTTCTTGACCGACGAAGTTCTGCATAAATGATGCCTTGGCGTTTACTTTGTCAGTAGGGTCGCCGTTTAAGTTGTTCCCAACCCAAGTATCGAACATGCCAACTTCTTCAGATTTGCGCTTAACTTCGTCAGCTTCTTCAGACCTACGAGTGTCCAACGCACGTTGGTTTGTACGCTTGGCAATATCGCCAAGCATCTCACCTGGCCCTAAGTCACGCAGAAAGAACGCATCGTTACCAGCCAAAGACTGACGGTATCGTTGTAGCTCTTCAGCAGATACATCTTCCCCAAGCTCTGCCTTAGACTTGCGGTAAGCAAGAAAAGCATCGCGGTTTTCTTTTCGCTTCTTGCTAATGCGATCTTCTTGTTTGTTATATGCGTCGAAGAACGCGGATGAATATCTTGCCATCAGGTAATCCCAGCGTTTTTAAGGCGTTTGTTTAAGTCAGCGTTCTGTTGCTCTAGCTCTGCCAGTTTTTTAGCACTAGCGTTCGTATAGTTGTCACTCTTGCCAAGCATGTACCCCAGATTTCCACCGTACTTTTCAGCAAGGTTTGCTTGCAACGTACCAGATGCCTTTTGGCTGTCTGTAGCCAAAGCCTGAAGATCACTTGATATACGGTCTTGGCTAGTTCCAGCCTGATTAAGAGCCGATTGAGCGTTCGTCGGCATAATTCCTCGTAGGTTGTCGATGGCAGATTGATACCCTGCACCAGCCTCTTTATAGGCGATGTCACGACCCGCTGATAAAGTCTCTTGATTTTGCTGTGTACGGTTGATAGCCGCATTGTAGGCCTCCTGATCAATCTTGCGAAGCTGATCAGCGTAGCCGATAGACAAGTCGCGTTGCTGGTCTCTGAACTGGTCAGACCGATCCATGCCTCTAGCTATCGCATCGGCAAATCCTTGTGAGCTAACCCTATCAATGGTTTTGTTAAGGTCACCCTGCATCACATCTCTGATCTGATTGTAATTAGTATTTATGTCTTGTTGACTTGCTACAGGTATAGGGCCAAGCGATGCCCTTGCTTGGTTGATAGCTTGCTCAAGAAGTTGTGAACGGTTCACAATACCCGAACGGATTGCGTTCTCCTCGGCGGCTCTTTGTTGAGCCATATTCAACTGTGCTTGAGCTATGGCCTGTGTTTGCTGTAAAGCCCGTGCCGCATTTTGCTCATCTATTTCAGATTGCTTACGTGAGTTTAAGTAGTCGAACGTAGCTCCAGCCCCTTGCGCGAGCATACCCTGACGACTTGGGTTACCGTCTTCGTCGGTTCCCATATACCCGTTATACAATCTACCCAGAAATTCACCGATAGCCATTGAGACCCCCTAGATAAATTTGCTTCCGAACCCTGTTCTCTCACTAATCAAGTTACGAGACAGCGGCCCTCTTGCTGTGTAAACAGCCCGTGGGTCGTTTGGTGAGAAAGCAATTAACTGTTGCTGGTTGGCTGTAGGCAGTACGTAGTTTACGTCGGGGACTACGGATGCGCCTGGTGCAACCACTGGCATGTTAGGGTCAGGCTGAATATCAGACTGCGCCTGAGATACAGGTGTGTCTGTTTGCTCTGCTCCTGGTGGTGCCATATTTTCCACAACGTCGTCTGCGCCGCCCAATGCTCTAGCACCGAATGACTGTGAACCTACGCCGACCTCACCACCTGGTGTTGCCGAGCCAGCTTGTTGCTCAACAGTAGCGTCACCTGGAATCTCGCCAGCAAAGCCTTGCCCCTGACCTTTAAGGAAGCGGCCTCTATCAGCAGTACCGAATGGTGATGTAGCAGGGCTGAAGCCCATCCCGCCGCCAAGTGCGTTCTTTAGCGCATTGCCGACCACTCCAGACTTCAGGAAATCTACATCCTTAGTAGCCTGTGTGCCGAGGTTGCCCTCGCGGAACTGTGTTGACTGAGCTTCTGACAAGAAGTCTGTAATCATGGGGCCAGGTTTATTACCTGGTTGTGTCGCTTGATTAGCCACATCCATGCCAGATGGGTTATATTTACTACTACCCGCCTTACTACCGCCAGCAATAGCGTTTGCTATTGATCCTGCGGCATCGTCAGGGCCATCATTATTACCGCCATCGTCAATGCCCATCTTGGATCGACCAGAAGCGTTCAACTGTACGCCGCCGCCGTTCCAGTTCTTTGATGAGTAATCACTTGGGCCAAGAGTTGACGCTCTTGCCTGATCTGTGCTTTCGCTGTTACCAGGGCCGTCGCTTGCTGATCCACCCATAGCTATCTCCTATCCGAATAAAATTCCGTTGCCGATACCTGACCGCCGTTTACTGCGGTTCACCTCATTACGACTTGCTGTTCTAAATGTAGCATTTCCGTAGTCTCGGTTCTTCCCCTTGGTCAAGTAGTTACCAAATCCACTATCTAGGCTGGACAACATCTTGACCCCTGCGGGCATGTTTACGTCGTCAGCCATTGGGTTTGTGATGCCGAGGTTGCCGTCAGCTAGTGTGTTTACGTCGCCAGACTTCTTGCTCATATTCTGCAATGCCTGATTGCCGCCGTCATCGCCGCCATTGTCGTTGCCTGGATTGTTGTTGCCGACGTTAAGAACGCCTTGTTGTTTTTTGCCCATCTTACCGTCTTTGACGTTGAAGTTGGAACTGTCAGTTGGGTCTACCCCATCTGGGAAAGCCCCACCGCCACTACCACCTTGTACGCCAAGGTCTGACTGAACTTGATTTGTCATAGACCCCTTGGGAGCCGCACCCGCCCCTGCTGGTGCGCCACCTATGTTGCCGAGGGTTGTGTTAGCGTCTTCACCTAAAAGCATGTCCACGCCTTTAGATGTGAGCATGTTTGTCCCCATCATACCCGCTTGCGCTAGATTGGCATTGTTTGTTGCCTTGAAGATTTCCCCGCCGACCATTGGAGCGACCTTCGATCCAACTAGGTTGGTAACAACGCCCGCTGGGTTGTACCCCACATCGACACCAGGATTGGTGTTGCCTTTCATAAAGTTAGAATATTCGCTGAATGGAACAGATGACTTAACATTGAAGCCCGATGCGAGCGTTCCTGGCACCCCACCGAGATACGAAGAACCAACCCCTATTGCTGTGTTAGCCGCAAACTCTCCTAAATTCTGACCTTGTGTCTGGAGCGTGACGTTACCGTATTGGTCGATTTCCATACGGTGACCACCTAGACCGCTTGTCATATCTTTGACAGTCTGTCCTAAACCATCAATGCCCGTGGTGCCTGTTTGGTTGTTGAAGCCTTTTGCAATAGCCTCGGCTACCTGTTGTTGTGTGCCGACACCGCCAAACAACTGCATGTCATTTATGTTGTCAGTTATAAAGCCACCACTAGAGTAGTTGCCCTTTGCCAACTGCATACCTAACTGTTCTGCGGCGGCAAGTTGCTGGTCTAAGCCAACGTCGGCTCCCAGTGCGCCACTGGCAATCATCTCTAGGTCTAACTGCTGGCTAGATTTAGGTGATGAGCCAGACGTTAGATTTTTGGCGGCGGCTTCATTCCTTGACTGCATCTGGTCGTAGTTTGCCAAATCCTTCAAGCTCTCGTTGTATGCTTTTCGGGCATCATCACTTTGATCGTTGTAGTCAAAACCCTTTGAACGCATAGTCTCAGCCACGAACGCATCCTCTGCGGCCTTACTCTTCGTCGGGTCTGAGGCCAGGTCTACGAAGTCAGATCGAGCTTTGGCGGCGGCTTCGTATTCTGCCTCACTTACCTTCTTGCCATTTACAAACTTCTCTCCTGTTCGACCATTCACAACAGGTACAGGTGGAGCTTCGTCGCCAGACGACCAACTACTACCAGTGTTGTTATTAGTTTGGGAGCCAGCGAAGTTGTTAGATGGGCCAGGTTGGTCGCCCATGCTCATCCCTGCTGTGTCGTAACCACCAGTATTGCTACTATCGTCCCCTAGAAAGTCGCTCAGTTCTTGATCGAACGCATCTTTCTCAGATTGAGACATAGCCTTACCACCAGGCGCAAGCGGGTTGGGGTCAGAGGCCATAGGCGCACCTTGGTAGTCTTGGCGTCCCTTACCAGGCGTGTTATTGCCTGAGTTGGTTTCGTTGTCTGAGGCTGGCCCACCCATCTTAGTCTCCTATTGCCTTTCTGTACGCCGCTCCAGCTTCGTGGTAGCCAAGACGCTTCATAAAGGCGTTCCATTTCTTGCCTTGCATGTGAGAAGTTGGATTGAAGAACATGACATCTGCACCCATGTCCTTAGACCAACGCTCCCAAGCTCTCATAAACTTTAATCCCGTTGACCCGCCGCTGTGTTCAGGTGACACGAACATAACTTGCTCTTCCGAAACAGAAGCATCTGCGTACCAAAACTGCGAATGTGATGCGACAAAGAAACCAAATATCGTTTGACTGGGTGCATCTTCAGCAACGAGCAGTAATTTTTCTGGATTATTAACCCCCTGCAAAGTCCATTCATACGCCTTCTCCTTGTTATACGGTATCCAGTTCCAGTACGATGTGGCGTGGAACCGCTCACCCAAATCAACACAATGCCCCACATCTTCTTCTCTCATCAGTCTAATCAATATAGAGAACCTTCTGACCAAATCCCTTCAGATCACGACGACGGCTATCGGCTGAGATACTCGATCCGAAGCTACCGCCATATACTTTGTCGTTTGTGTTCACGTATGACTTCCCACCGTCTCTTGTGTCTACTTCCTCTAAGTAGTTGACCCCTTCTGGCTTTGGCACAGCACCTACGTTAGCCACTGGGGCTGGAGTAGGCAGTGTCATAGACAGGTTCGCCTGTTCGTTTTGGTCACCATAAGATACTGGCTGAGTTGCTAGTATCTGGGCGTAGTTGTTAGGCATTGGGGTAGAAGGTGTATTAGTCGGTGTAGGTGGCGGGGGCGGTACGTAACTGTCATAAGCCCCGTATGCGCCCAACGCGCCACCTAACAGTCTTTCTGTCATGTCGGCGTCTTTACCAGCAAGGCCATAACCAGCCGCGCCGCCTAGCGCAGTCTGTATAGCTTGGTCATTATCCGCACCCATCAGCTTGGCTGTCACGCCACTGCCGATACCAGCTAGTGCTGACTGAGTAAACTTGTTGCCCAGTGGGTCTTCAGCGAAATCATCGAACCCTTTTGTTACCGTATCCTTGGCACTGTCATAGGCTTTGCCAGCGAAGTCGCCTACGCTATCCATGATCTTGCCAAAGTCTAAGTGCCACCAAGCATGGTTGAACTCTTGTACGCCCGTCTCTGGATTATAAACACCACCGTCGTTGCCTACTTCAAACCTGTCAGGGTCAAGTCCCACTTCCGCTGTAGCTAACTGTACTGCCATAGCTAGGTCTGGGAACTTGTCCAAGACTGGCTTTGGTATTACTCGCTCGCCAGTCTGAGTGTAGGCAAGTGTATCATCGCCGCCCCTCATGGCACCGTAATGCCCTTTAAGAGCATCAGCGTCCATCATTGCACCTAGACCTGTATCGTCTTGTAGCTTCTCACTGATGCGGCGTTTACGTATTTCGTCGAAGTGCTTTTGCTCTGCATCTCTGAGTTCCATAATGCCTGGTGCATTAGGGTCTTTACCCATAGCGTCAAAGCCAAGGCCACCAAGGCCTGATGGCAACGATGGTATCTCTTCGTCATGCCCATGCAAGTATCGCTGTAACATTGACATAGGGCCGTAGTCGTCTAACAACTCGCGCAGTCCGTAGCTTTCCTCAATACGAGGCTGACCGCTCTGCGTTGTAAATTTTCTGTCAGCCATCTAACACCCCTATACGTTGACAGTTGCCGCCGCGATACCAACCTCTAATGATGTTGCAGACGAAGCATTAGTCACAACTAGCTCAAGGCGACGACCAGCAGTGGTCGCATCAATCTCGATGATTGTTGCTAATGAAACAGACTGCGCTGTTGATGATACGGAATACGTGCTACCTACGACAGAGCCATCTACAGCAAGCTGAATGGTACATGAACCACCAGCGAGCTTGAAAGCAATGCCATCAATACGAATTGTTTGTTTCCACATGCGTGTGACGTAGTACGTCTTGTTCGTAACTGACGCAGAACTGTTCTCCCATACTGAGAAGAATGGCAGAGTGATTGTGGAGAAGGTCTCTGGCAACTGGTTAGGTGGTAGTTTACCAGATGTATCAAGTGTAGCCACACCGTTTGCGGCACCCATGTACGTCTTTGGTACAAGAGCCGAGAAGTCGATGTCGCCATATTCGAGCGATGTACCTGTGCCGTTCACACGAACGTACTGACCAGCATTTGACTGGACGAACGTAGGCAGTGAGCTTTCAGGTGATGTCTCCAACCACTGTGTACCGTCGTAGAACTTCAGAACTGCTGGAACCTGAGAGATGTCCAGCCACAAATCACCAGTAGCAGGGCCACTAGGAGATGTCAGTGAATTGGTGATGTTTGCTTTACCCGCCAGTGTGGTGGCTAGGTTAGACACTTTGGCCTGTGGGATATCGTTTGCTTCTACAGATATCTTGCCCCACTTGATGAAGCCGTTAGCGTCTGTGTACTCGTCCTCGAACATAAGTCCAGCAACGGTCTTGAGCGACTGGTTCTCAACAGTGATAACTGTGATTTTGTCACCTGGCCCAAGCGGGTTGTTAGGATCAAGGAAGGTAATTGTATTCGCAACTGGTGATGCTAAGTAGTCAGCCGTGCCGCCTTCTTCCTGAAGGACACCGTTACGCCATACAAGTATCTTCTCATCAGCAGAGTGAACGAATGAAATCAGAGTTGTTGCACCCTGAATTTCGTCGTCAACCCGACGGAAGTTAGTAACAGCCTGTGAACGTACTGAGTAAACTGTAATCTTGTCACCGTTAGCCAGTGCAGGGGTTACGTTGTTTACGGTAACTGTGTTGTTCGCTGTGCTGTATGTGTACTGCGCGGCTGTACCAAATGATGTGACTTCATGCAGAAGGATACCGTTTCTGTAAACTACGATGTCCTCTGTGGATGGGTCGAAGGAATAGTTTACTGTAGAAACAGGCGTTCCGAGAGTACAAGTGGCTGTAGCACCAGAGCCGTTACCACCTGTGAAAGTGATGGTCGGCGGTGCTGAGTACCCTGAACCAGCGTTTGTTACTGTGATGCTCACAACTTCGTCGCCGTTTGTGCCGCCGAGTGTGGCTGTACCTGTAGCTAGTGTTCCGCTTGCGTCGTCAGGAGAACTGAATGTAACTGTTGGAGCGGCAGTGTAGGCTGAACCAGGTGCGGTTACTGTGACCGTATCTACTGGGCCACCAATCTCAATGGTCTGTCGGTTAAAGAAGAACGGGCCTTCGACGTTACCAACAGATGCACCAGCAGGGCCACGCAACGAGGCGAGCGTAGCAATGGTTTGCCACCCCTCTTCCTCACTGTTGTACATCCCAATCCTATACTGGATACCAGTCTGGGCATCGAGGCGCATGGCAACTGGGCCACGGAATACACCCTCTTCGTTGAAGAGTATGCCAAACAACTCACCGATAGTCTTGTTACCAAGCTCGGCTGAGTTTACGTAACGGATTAAGTTCTCAAAATCCGTGTGAATGTTCCCGCTATTCACATAGTTTTGCGGGTGCTGTTGTCTAAGTCGTGCCATTTATCCTGTCCTCACTGTGACCGCAAAGCCAATTATCTTCAGAAGCCCCTTACCGCTCGTAGTAAAACGCAACTGCACCCCTCGGTAACGATGCTCAAATTTCCGTTCGTACTGTCTACTTAACGGTACATCAGGGAATTTGTCGTCCGCTCCGTCATCTTCGATGAGGAACTTCATGGACGACATGTACCGTCCACGCTCGTCGAACGCTTCGACAAGAAGTTCACCTTTACCTGTGGCTTGCAGGATAAAGCTGTAACTCTCCTTCATGTCGTTGATTGCGCCCTGCCACAAAATAGGAGTGGTAACCACCATCTCTGGGCTGTACTCGACAACCTCTTCTACTTTGTTCTGCTCCCAAACACCGCCTGGTGTACCAAGAAGCGTTACGCCGCCTAGCTGTGTGCCAGCACGAATGTTGAGGAAATCCCCGCTTGACCACTTGCTTTCGCCACCCGCCATTGGGTTTAGGGTCAATGTCAGACGCTTGGATATGAAGTCTGATACAGGGAAAAATACGTGGTACTGACCTTCATCCTGATCAAAGTATGCCGAAATAGTCTCCGTATCTTCAACGGATCGCACATACTCTCTGTAAAGCAGATCAATCTTATTAGACATAGGGATGGTAAAGATTGTGACACCGTTTGTTTCCGAGCGGCGCAGGGAGTGAACACCATCACGAGAACAAAACAGAAGGTCAGCACCAGCTTGGCAGATAGTGTTATGCGAGATAGTGCCGACTTTAATATTGGCCTTATCATCAATCTGCCAAAGGGTGTAGTCAGGGTGTAACTGGTAAACTAGCGTCTGGTCGAAGGTGAACACGGCTAGACGAGAGTTCTCAAAAACCCCTAGACCACGTATTTCATCAGCCGTACCAATGACGTTCGCTACATCAATGTCGGATGCTTGTGTTACTTGAGCCGCCGTAGGGTCTTCGTCGAGAGTGAATATGTCCTCTTCATCAACTCGGCTAAAGTCGATTATTGTTCGTCGGCCTGGCTGTCCCGCTGTAGCGAGACGACGTTGCACAGCGACTACGTAGGCGGGCCGAGGGTCGGAACCAGCCTCGATCTGCTTAAACTTAAAACCGTCGTAGGTGTACATTGGGTAGTCGCGTGACGCGAATACTACCTTGTTATTGAAGATTGTAGATGTGACGATACCGTTTTGCGGGTACACCTCAAACGCTTCGTGACCGTTGGATTGCGGTTTGATGTCAGTACGACTGGCGTAGAAGTAAAGGTCTTCTGTTTGCGCCTGTACCCAATCATCAAAGTGCTGTGTATCGGTGGCTGTTACGCCTGTGCTTTTGACTACGATCTTGTTGAATACTAGGTCAACCGAGACCCGAATGGTGTTAGACCCATCGTAAGTAGCCGCCAGATTGCCAGGATCAGAGACAGCTACTTGCAGTAAATAGACTGGTGTTCCTGTTGCGTCATTGCCGTAGTCCAGTGTGTTTAGTAATGGGTAAGAGCCTACCGCCTCAAACGATATGTCGAAGTATTTAAGCTGACCAGTTGGCCTGTAGGTGCCGCTGGTATCCTGCATTACGGTTTGAGTTGTGCTGTCCCATAAGGTTTCTATCAGAACTCTGGGGTTAGCAATGGCTCTCTCGGACTTTAGAGTTGTGCCGCCACCGTCTTTCTGCGCCCAGCAAGCCAAGTCTCTACCAAAGAAGGTGACATGCTTAACAATGGCGTCGCCTGGTGTGCGCTGTGTAGCACCAGCATCTCTGACGATAGAGCCACGCCAGTCTGCGTAGCCATTGGATATGTTGAGTAGGTGTTGTTTCTGGCCTGTATCCAACGCACCCTTGTCTCGTGATGCGTCGATCCCTTGGAAATCTTCGTAGGGGTAGACTTTAGTTTTAATTCCAGACGGCGAATAGGTAGTAGACATTATTAACGTCTCCTAGCGTCGTGAGCCTGTACCCCCGATGGATATACTGATTTGTCCCATGGGGACATTTCTATTCTTCCAGAGCCATACTTGCGCTGGTAGAGGATGCGGTTCATCATCTTGAAGTACATCGGGCCATAAGCCTCGATCTTGTTCGACTGCTGTTGAACTGAATAGTGGTAGAGAAGACCAGCTACGATAATGCTGTCAGGTATCTCACGCTGTTGAGATGGATGAGTGTAGTAATCAATCTCAGGGTTCTCCCAGTAAGTGTGACCACGTAGGTCTTCAATCACTAGGTTTGCAAACTCGACGAACATCATCATAACTTCGCCGTCAACTGTGCCTGGGTGCATATCACCATAGCGACGCAGTGCTTGGAATATCAGTGCTTCCAAGTTTGAGTATGGTTCTGACAGGTGTGGGTTATTAACTGAATATCGGTTACGAGCTTCAGTGCTATCCCAGTGTTCCTGCCATTTACCTTCGATGTCTTTTACTTTGTTAGCATCTATGCCTTCGCGCAAATCCCTTGCACCAGGCATGTTGTCCCGACCAGTAGCTTCGTCGTAATGCTTTACGTCGGTATTGGCAGGGCGTTCACCTTCGATCTTATCGTATGTGCGGATGCCGTTGGCAGAGCTATAAGACATGTTCTAGTCCTCAAAATCTATAAAGCGTTTCTGGACAAACCATGTGTGCATCTCAAATGCCTCTACATGTTCGGGTTTGATTGAGAAAAACAGGTATTCGCGCTCGTCATCCCAGTATGAACGGTAACGATCACCACGAAGAACCATGTCCAGCCTCACTATCTCTTCGTCAGATGAGATGTAGATTTTGTTTTCTTTGCGCTGTTCGTTCTTAGGTGCTGGCTTTGCCGCTTTGGCAGACGCTTTCTTAGCCGCCGCTACACCAGCTACTTTGGTTTTTTCTTTGATTATTGCCATCAGTATCTCCCATAACAAAAAGGGCGTGTTGCCACGCCCTTAGTGTATGTGTTTTGGAACGGTACAGTCGTCCTTATGTGACTTTGTTCCAGCCTTTGATGCGGTGATGCACTTTAGCCTGTGTCATCTCAAGACCACACTCGGTCTGGTACATGTGCTTTACACCGTCGAAGTCTGGTGTCTGGATGTCACGGATAAGCTGAGTGTCACGACCCTGCATGTAGCGATACTTTAGTTCGCTCATGTCGAGAATGAACATCTCTTCGGACAAGCCAGTTTGACGGAACATTGGGTGCATATACACAAGCAAGTCACCAGCGTATGTGGTGTACCGTGTCAACGAAACGCCATAAGCGTTGTCGATGCTTTCAGGTTGCCAGCGGTTCTTGCCGATCTCCATCAGGTTAGAAATCACCCGTGCGCCACAGAAAGCCACCTTTTCAGATGATCCGTATGCAAAGATGTCTTCAATCAACAGGCGATCAAACTCTTTCTCAGTGATAGTGTTTGCTGTTGCACCGAATGAAGCACCATCAGTTAAGCTAGTGATCATGCTTTGCAGACCGCCAGTGTAGCGTGTTGGTGAGGCAGTTGAGCCGTTTGCTTCGTGACGAACACCAAAGAACATGGCACGCTCGATATCTGACATGTGCATCTTCAATGCCTTTGTCAGTTGCTCCTGCTCTTTGTCACCTGTACGCAAGTATGTGTTCTGCAAGGTGCCTGTTACTTGTACGGCAGTCTTGAAGATTTGCGTAAAGTTGTGATCAAGAGTTGGATCGAAGCTGATAGCTGTTGGGCTAGAGCCACCTTCCTGATCCGCAAAGCCAGCAATCACAAGTACGTCACCATCACCAATCTGGTGTGTTGTACCACCGATGTTACGAGTAACAGTCAGTGTGTTTGTACCTAAGTTAGCATCGGCTGTTGCGTGCATGATTTCACCAGTTGCCTGGTTCTGCAAGATTGCTCCTGAGACTACGAACGCTTCGTCGTCGTCGTTGTCTACAACAACTGTACCTGTTGAAGCAGATGCAACAGCACCGTCAACAGTCAGAGTGCGATCTGGCAGTTCATCACGGAAGTGATTGTACTTAGGGTCATCTGTGCTTTCAGAGCCAGCCATAGATAGGAGAGCCTGAAGCGGCGCAGTGCCGTTTGGTTCTAAGAGCGTAAATAGCTCACGATAATTCGTAGGACGGAAATCGGTAGTGAACTGACCAGTCCCACGCAGTCCTGTAATAGCAGTCATTTCATTTCTCCTGACATGCAAAGGGTTACGTAAAGATGTGGTGGGTCACTACAAACAGTTCAGCGTACAGCTTGAGAGTTTGTGTTTTACCCTTTTTGCACAGCTAAATGAGGCCGTAGCGTCACTGTACGTTATTATTTAATTATAAGAGGGACGTAGTGTCGTCCCCCTTTTAAGAATTTTATATCATATTGCGTTTACGCATGGCCTGTTCGGCTACGCTGTTCATAAACTCTTGGTCTGCATTGGGCTTTGACATCTCACCAGATGCGCCTGGTGTTGATGACATAGCACCTGTGTATGCCTGACGACGTTGAGCCATGTTACGTAGGCGATCCATCTCAGGGCTGTTCTTTACAGCCGCGAAGTCTGACATCACCCGCTCAGTTANNAGTTAGTTCGCGGTCAATGAAGTCTTCAATGGTAAAGCCACGCTCGAAAGCGAAGTTAAAGAAATCATTTTCGTCGCTATCTGGTAGGCCAGCTTTCTGCTGTGCCAAATTCAGATTGTTAGCGGCTTGCTGACGGTACGCTTGATTAGCTGTCTGCTCTGCACTCATAGCCGCTTGGGCCGCATCCTGATTGATGCTCTGACTACTAGCTAGAAACTGGTTCATCATGTCACGTAACTGCTGGTTCTCCTGTTGCATCTGTTGGATGGTAGCAAAACCATCACGATACATAGGGGGAAGTGAGATAGCGTTTTCTTCTTCCCAACGAGTTATCTGCTGTTCTACTTCGCTGGCTAGATTACGCTTTTGACCCACGCTTTCGCCCTGTTGGTCAGGTGACGTATCGCGTTGACCGCCCATAGTTGGGTTCTTAATGTACGCCTGTGTTGCCGCCTGAAGGAACTGCGCCATATCATCGCCGTTTATGTCCTTACCATTTTGTCTGGCAGTATCCATAATCTGACGAACCAAGTTAATGGCTGGCTCTATAGGCTTAATTTCGTTGGCGTGCTTATGGTTTAGGTCGCGGTATCTGTTGAATGTCTCACGTACTTGAGCTTCAGACAGATTTCGCTTTTCATCCCCGAAGTCTACTTCAAACATCTTAATGCTCTCTTCCAGAGTAGCATCGCCTTCTGTTTTTGGGGACACTGCCGCCGCCGCCTTTTCCTGATCCGTAGGCGGTGCATCCTTTGGCTCTGGCGGTTGTTGTGGGGCTTGCGCCTGTGGCGCGGGTTGCTGTGGTTGTGCTGGGGCCGAAGCGTTTGCATCACCTAGCTGTTGACCAGCAATCTGGTCGATTAAGGCCTTATCCTGTTCGGTAGCCATCTTACTCTCCTTGTCAGCCGTAGCGGACGGTTATGGAAGCCGTAGCGTCCTATTTGGTTTCTGCCTCTACAGCCATTGCCGCATCCATCAGCAAATCGTTATCAATCAAGGTTTTCATATTGGTAGGCAGTTCGGTAACCCGACGAGCGGCCCACATGGCCCCTCTTCGGAAGTTCATCTCGTCAACGGTTAGCTGTTTGTTTTCAGCCATGGCAAATGCCGCCGCGACGATCTCATCCCTCATCTTGGNNTTGGTTTCCAGTAGTTTCCAACCAGATGAAGCCATAAGTTCTTCAAGTATTCGTTTCTCTTCTGCTTTAGTCATGGAAATTAGTCCAAGCTCCCATAGATAAAATGCCCAGTAGGAAGACTACTAAGGCTTTCACCATTGTATGTAATATGGATTTCTTGACGCTACGCCAGCTATCTATGAGTGTACGGAGATCGCGCACATCACCAGCGGCACCGTCATCTTGTAGCCCTACGGACTTCAATGCACTGACAGCACCACGATGCGCGGCTCTCTCCAGTAATTCCTCTAACTGAGCGTCGGAAAGATTATTGTTCACGACTAAGCTCCGTAGGCTACTTGGTCAGCCTCAAGCTCCTCTTCGTCAACGACGATGCNNACTAACACCAATTAGTTTCGGTGAGTTCATCTTACACTCATTCAAAACATAGTTGTTGGTCACCAACTCCATGCCTTCAATCCAACCCATAAAGTCATCCTTCGCCGCGTCAGACACGGCAAAGAAGTAGGTGTCGTTAAAGTTGTGGACAGAGGCATAATCTGCCGCGTCCCACGTTCTGCCATTGAGCGTTACACTCTCGGCTGAATACAACTTCATAGGTTGGTTTTTTTCGTTAATTGACATCTCAGACATCAGTTACTCTCCCTTTAAGTTCGGACTACAGCGGGCGTCCACATGCCTGGATTGCCGCCAAGCGAGTTCGTCGATGAGTAACCCCATGTCCAGAACTTGCCGTTTTCATCAAGACAGCCAGCACACATTTCCTGTGTGCTACTTGTGTGATATCCCCACATAGCAATGAAGCGAACCTTGCCCTGTGCTTGAAGAGATATAGGTCGAGGTGAGCTTTCGTTAGTAGGGCGCGAACCCTTACCCATTGCGTTGTTGGTGTAACCAGTACTTCTAACAGTGCCACCTTTGCGAGCCATACGGTCTGCAAGGTTGTCGTGAGACAGGAACAGAATTTGGTTGTAATAATATGAGGTGTTGTCAGTTGTACCTGAAGTACAAATCTCACTACACCACTTGATATTGTCCACCATAAGCGTTGGAGATGCCTTATCAGAAGTGTCGCCTACGCCCAGCATACCACGGTTGTTTCTGCCACATGCGTACATGTCGCCGTTGTCTGTGAGGAAGAATGAGCATCCAAATGTTCCTGCCATTGCCCAGATGTCAATGACGTACTGGTTGGCGTTAAGACCAAGGTTGGATACGAGGGTTGGTGTGTTACGTGAAGTAGTAGAACCGTCACCCAACTGACCATAACCGTTGTAACCCATTCCGTAGCAACGACCATTAGCTGTCATAACCAAAGTGTACACTTGGTCTGAGAAGCCTTGGATAACTACCTTGGCTACAGGCTGAGATGCTACGTTGATCTGGACTGGAGTAGAGATGTCGGTTGTTGAACCGTTACCACACTGCCCATCTCCGTTACGACCCCACATCCACAAGTTGTTATTATTGTCGATTGCGGCCCAAGTTCCGTCGTCACCGCCACCAGCAGTGATGGCGCGAATGTTAGAAAGAGCGTTAATCTTAGTCGGTGTAGATACGTTTGATGTGCTTCCTTGTCCTGTCTGATTGTGTACGCCAGCACCCCAAGAGTAAACGTCGCCGTTCTCCATCAAAGCACACCAGCTAATAGTCGATGCTGAACCAGATGCGGTTGAGTGGACGTACCGAGCGCGACCAGCGGATTGTGGGATATTAGCGCGGAACCAGCTTGATCTGTCTGTAAGTGCGCCATCGCCAATCTGGCCTTGGTCACCATGACCACACATCCATACATTGCCGCCTGTGTCTACGTAGGCACTACCCGAATGGGCAGTACAGACTTGCTTTGCACTGTATAGATTTGGATAACCATCACTACCTTGGTAGCCGAAAGAACCATCAGAAGCCTTGCCTAAACCACCGCTATTGAAAACGTGGTTACTGTCTGCGGCGCAAGCAGTTCTTCCTTCGGTGTTTGATCCGAAAACAGACTGCCTCACACTACCATTGTCCCAGTATAGGATGGCACTTCCACGATACCCCTGCATTTGGCTCTTAGAGCTATCGTATGTGCCTTTGTTTGCGGCGTGAGGGAATGTAGCGGAATCTGTGATGTGGTTAGCCAGCTTAATTTCACCGTCTGACCATGCGCCTGTGAAATCCCATGATAGAGCGGCTACGCCGCCCTTTACTCCGTTTAAGCGTTTTGGTTCAACCCACTTAGGCTTTTCACCGAAAGCATCCACGGCAAGTATGTTGTTAGCGTTGCCAAGAGGTAGTTTGGTTGGTGCGCCGTTACCTGTTGAAATAGTTACAACACCGTCGCCGCCCATCCCAGCATGGTTGCTACAATAATAGTAGACCGTTGCTGGAGAGCCAGACGCAGGAACAACTACTTGGGTATAAGAACCCGCTGTGCCAGGTGTGCCTACGTAGGTAACGTCAACATTGGTGTCAGCGTCAAAATCCAGAAGCTCGGTGCCGCTGTTGTTTGTGCCGTCCTGAGTGGTTGAGAACTTAAAGTCGTGACCAGTCATGCTGTCGTTTGACAGGTCGAACTTGTATGTAACGCCAGGATAGAGTGTGAGGTTTGGTGTTCTCTCATTGTTGTAAGGAGTACCAATCTCACGAGTTTCACCGCTCAAGTAGAACTGTGCGCCTTGACCCCAGTTTTGGGTCGTTACGTTGTACTCTTTGTATGAGTTTACAGGAACGCCATCACGGTAAACCATGTCGCCTGGGTCTACTGTAACTGTTGTCAGCGCAGAGGTAATTGCCGCAACATCCACAACAAACTCAACAACATTACCGTCACAGAACACCCAACCTGTCTTGCCAGCGGCAATCTCAGGGATATTGGTTGTCTGTGTGGCTGTCTTCACTTTAACTGGGATAGTCAGTTCATTATCCACAACGAAGGCTACGCCCCGATCTGGGATAGTGATTTCATATTCTGTTGCAGTGAACGTCGGACTTGTGTTTGTAATCCGAATAACTTGCTTGGTCACCTGATCGACTGTAAGTGTCTGACCAGTGCTTGTAGCAAGAGTTAGCTCAAGATGCTCAACAGGCCGTGCCGCGCTGTCGATCAGTTCCAAAATAGCGTCTGCGCCAAACAGTCTTTCAACTGATGTTGACAGGTACACTAGATCACGGGCGGTAGCGGCTGTTGCGCCTTGCGCCCCTGCCAGAGTTTTGCCCTGACCTTTAATTGCTTCTACAAGCTCTCTAAGCGATTGCGTTGACATCCTGAATTACCTCCTAAAGAACGTCTATATCCAATAAGACCGCCTCTTCGAGCAAGTCCAAGCGGGGTTCACTGTTTAACCTAAATTGACTGATTTCGTTGAATACGTCGTCCCCATCAAAAAATAACTGCCAATACACTGCATCTAGTACGGCGGGGCCGACATGGGGCGTTTTACAGATGTATGCCTTATCACCGACGTAGACCATATCCAGACGCTCGTATTGCGTGCCAGCTACGTAGGCTCCACGTTGATGGAAGAAGTTTTGGTTGGTGCTTACCCAGCCGTTATTAGGGTTGGTGAAGTGACCGAACCTTGCCTGAAATACTGGAGTGCCGCCGTTCTGTACTACGCGGAACTCAATGGCTTGAGGATCAAGCTCACCGTTTGAGGTGAACAAGTTGCCCATAAGCTGTGGTAGTGTAAAGCCGCCTCGCTCACACGCTTCCATATAGGTATCAAGTAGATGCGTGCCAGTAAGGCTCGACCTAAAGGATATCTGTTCGGTGGTTGGACGGGTGTACGCCATTATTCAATCCCCATCTTCTGCATTAACATTGTTAATTTAGCAGGAGTGAGCATGTACTTGTCGTCCTCGTCGTACCGCTGTTCCAGTCCTTTTACTTTGTTTGCCAATGCTTCCAAGGCGTTGTCGGCTGATGTTGGTGTGTTTGCGTCACCAATCAATCCAACTAGCTCTGTGCGTAGCTTCTGAAGCTCGGCTGTAATCACTGTTTGTATAACGGCTCTGATGTAATCCTTCTGGCTACCACTAAAGTTGGCGGCAGAAGCGAGTTGTTCTGGAGAGGGTTTAGACATTATCTAGCTCCTGCTGGTCTGAGGTTTCCTTTTTCAACCTCACGCTGAAGTTGCTCTTCAGGCATGACGTTGGCTCCACGGCTGGCTTCAAGCATCGCCATCTGCTGTGATGGTGTTGGGCCTTGTGATGCCTCTTCCTTGCTGATCTTGAACTGGTCTACGTCGGAAACGCCCATGGCACGGATGGCTTCTTCTATGACGCGGCCTGTCTTGTACTCCATCTGGAGACCTGATTGGCCTATGACCTGAAGCATATTCATCCAAGTCTCGGCGTTTCTTGTAGGTTCTACGGGAAGCGTGCCGTCCACTACTAAGTAGTCGATGTCTCCCTGAAGCATAGAAACATCGAAGTCTAAGTAGCCGTCGTCGATCATACCACTTAGCTCGCCTGGTGCTTGACCGTCCATCATACGAAGCGAACCCTCGTATTGTAGCGCATCCTGTAGGTTGGCTGTCATCATTCTGACAAGTGGACGAACAGATTGTGCTGACAGAACGCGAGCCAGAACGCCAAGCCGCTGTGAGCCTAGCTGAGTTAGACGCTGGATTTCTGTGGCTGTGCGTATGCCGTCGGCTGTTGGCACGCCCTGCTGTGCGTCTGATGCCGCACTGACACGTTGCTTGAGGTCAGCCATGGCACTGATATCATTCCAATGCCCCCTAGTTACGTCGGGTACTTCAGCTATGAATATGCCGTCACCTGGCTTGGTGCCTGGCAGTGTGCGGACTACGCCCCATGGATTTCTGTCAATAAGGTCAGGAACGCTGACTGCTGTTGGGTCTACGAAGATAAGATTGTTAAGCGCGGCCTGTACGTTGTCGATACGTGAGCGCAGTAGCCATGTGCTTATCTCGTGCATTGGAAGCAGTAGATCGTATAGAGATTGGCTGTATGTCTTGTGTTGGTCGTTGTATAAGCCGCCAAACGCTACAGGGAACTGTCTGCCGTATGGGTTGAGTTGCATACGGATAACGCACTCTTCGTCGAGAATGGTAATGAGAACCCACAACTGCTCGATCTGTGGTAAGCCCACCTCGTAGCCGTTGAAGCGCACCCATGCCTCGTCCACGATACGAGTATCGTCTAGGGTGAAGTGGTAGCCGTTCTCGTTGCCAAATGGGTCATCTGGGTTGATGTTCAGCCCTCTGCCCTCTTCCTTTACCCAGCGGTGTGCGTCCCAGCCCGACTTGTTGTTGGAGTGCCGCTTGCTTCTGAGTCCTGGATATTTCTGTATTTTGGGGTAGTGACCAGAGCCATACAGGGCGTTTGTTGATACATGGTCAGCAAAAACAACGTACTGCATACGATCCCAGTCGCCCCACTGTACGCGAGGGTCAGGGAAACAACGGCGTGGGTCAAAGTTAATTATCTGGTTGGTGTTGTCATTCTTATCCCAAATGACCTTGGTTGGTGCAAAGCCGTAGCGGATGCTGTCGAGTAGCATCTGTGCGATGCGTGCCTCGCCAGCAGTGCGGCGCATGTGTTGGTGCATCAAACGCTCTAGGATGAGCGAGGACTTGCGTGACTTGCGGTTTAGCCCCTCTAGCTGGAACATAGGGTTCCTGCC